TCGATCACGTCGGAGACGGTCTTGCCGCTGGCGCTGCCGTCCGGGTTCTGCGTCAGCACCTGCAGGTTGGCCTGCGGGTCGAACTTGAACACCAGCGAGCGGGCCGAGTTCTTCAGGAACGACTCGGCGCTGCCGCCGCTGACTTTCTCCAGGTCGATCAGCTGGTTGAAGCCGGCGCGCAGCAGCGGCACGCCCTCGAACATGTCGCCGGTGCTGCCCTCGGCCAGGATCTGCACGCGCGACGGGTGCACGTCCACCCATGTGTCCGGCTGGCCCTGCTTGTCCTCGGCCCGCATCTGCTTCATGCGGTACTGGAACATCGCGGGCTTGCCGAAGTTGTCGGCGTCGGCCTGGTCGCTGTGCCAGGCCGTGACCCTGATCTGGTCCTCGTACAGCGGCACCACGTCGACGAGGCGCTGCGCGGTCTGAAGCGGCTCGCGCAGCTGCTTGCCGTCGGCCACGCGGTAGATCAGCGCAGCGTAGCGGCCGACCATGTTGCGGCGGTCGAAGTCGCGCAGCTTCTGCCAGGCCTTGATGCCGTCGAGCAGCTTGCCGAGCTTCTTCTCCCAGTCGCTGGCCTCGTCGTCCTCCGGCCGCTTGATGCGCGGCCGCTCCTGCCAGCACTTGTCGAGGATGCGGTGCACGGCGCCCTGGGCCGGGCCGCCGCGCTCGTAGGCGTTGAGCAGCAGCGCGAAGGTGACCTCGGTGGGGTAGCCGAACTGGCGGTAGGCGTCGGGCCGCTTGGCGTCCAGGGCCATGCCGAACCCGGCGAGGAACTCACCGCGGGCGCGGCTGAGTTCGTAGGCGTTGAGCGTGAGTTCGGGCATGCGGCGGGATGCTAGGTAGTCCGCAATGGGCCGCAGTTCACCGTCAAGGTTCGCCAGCCCCCGTTAAGGCTCACGCGAACACCCCCGCCGTCGGCCCCAGCAGCCCGTTGAACCCCCGCGCGACCGCGTCGACCTGATCGTCGAAGGCCCCGTTCGGGAACAGCCTGCACTCGTCCTTGAAGGCGTCGTTCCACGGCGCGCGCAGCAGCAGCACGTTCCCGACGCTGACCTGGCTGGCGAAGGGCGTGGCGCGCACCACCTTGTCGCCGGTCTCCGGGCTGAAGTGCAGCGCATGGCCGGCGAGCAGCTGCGCGAAGGCGGCCACCTGAGACTTGCCGGCCTGGCCGGGGTCCTGCGGCAGGCTCTGCTTCACCCGCCCGCGGCCGTCGCCGTCGGCGGTGTTCTTGATGAGCTGGTCGCGCTCGGCGCTCTCGAAGCGCTCGCGCTTCATATCGGCGACGATGAACCGGCCGTCGGCCAAGCGCCCGACCTTCCCGCCGGCCGTGAAGTCGCCCTTCGTGGTGGCGCCCAGGTCCCAGCCGCGGCACCACTCGACCACGTTGGCCGGGATCGCGTCGACCACCGGCATCAAGTCCGGTTTGATCACGCCGCCCGACGGGGGCGCCGGCCGCTGCCGGTACTGGCCGGCGAAGACGTACGGCGCCGCCTTCTCCATGCGCTCCAGATCCTCGGCGCTGTGCTTCTCCGGCCACAGCGGCGTGCCGTCGTCCTCCCAGGCCGACAGGCACAGGTGCTCCCAGACTTCGCCGTTGCCGCCGGGCTCGACGCCGGGCTTCGGGCCCAGCAGCCACCCCGCGAGGTCGCGCTCGTGCAGGCGCTGCATGATCACGATGATCGGCGTCTGCGGGCTGTTCTTCCGGCTCTCCAGCGTGTTCTGGAACCAGTCGATCACTCCTTGCCGGATGACGTCCGAACTCGCCTCGTCGGCCTTGTGCGGGTCGTCGATGATGATGGCGCCGCCGAAGCCCTCGCGGTACTTGCCGGCGCCGAAGCCGGTGATCGTGCCGCCGGCGCCGGTGGCGTACATCACGCCGCCGCTGGTCGTCGTCCAGTGCGCCTTCGCCTCGCTGGCCACGCGGCACGCCGGGAAGATCGCGCCGAACTCCTCGTGCTGCATCAGCTCGCGGACGTTCGCGCTGTTGTTGCCGGCCAGCGTGCCGCTGTAGCTGGCGTGGATGAACTCGGCGTCGGGCACATGCCCGAAGCACCACGCGATGAAGGCGACGACGGCGAGCTCGGTCTTCGAGTACCGCGGCGGGACGTTGATCACCAGCCGCAGGCATTCGCCGCGGAAGACGCGCATCAGCGCGTCGCAGATCAGCGCGTGGTGCCGCGCCTGGCGCCAGTGGTAGCCCTTGCGGGCCTGGAACATCCAGCGCGCAAAGGTGTAGAGGTGAGCCTGCGCCCGGCGCCGCTCGCGCTCCTTGAGCAGCGCCAGCAGCTCACGGTTCGATGCCATGCTTCGCCAGCTCGGCCCGAAGTTCCTCGGGGGTCAGGTCGCGCGTCTGCTTCGACTCGATGGGCCCGCCGCCCTTGCCGGTGAGCTCGACCTTCGTCGGGTAGAAGCCGGCGGCCTTGCCGCGGTTCTCCTCGGCCTTCACGGCGGGCGCGAAGTCGCCGGCCTTCTGCGCGGCGATCGACAGCTCGTTCAGGCGCGCCAGGTGCGCGGCCAGCGTGAACACGGAGACCTCGGCGGCCTTGGCCTGGAGGTACCCGATACGCGCCTTCACGTCCTCGCGCGCGCCCAGCTCGGCGGCCTTCACGCGCACCGAGCGGGGCTTCCACTCCTCGGCGCCTGGGTAGGCCTCGATGTAGGCGTCGATGCGCGCGCTGCCCGTGCACACCTCCTGGCAGAAGATTTCGTGCCGGGAGTTCTTCAGCGGCTGCGATCCGGCGGGCGGGGTCGGCTTGTCGGTGGTGTTGTCCATGGTCACTCCAGGTCGTCAGGCTCGCCGATGATCTCGAGCAGCTTCCTGCTGCGCGTCTTCGCCTTCCTCGTCGGCTTGGGCGGCCTCTGCTTGGCGCGGCGGATGCGCTCTTGCTCGTGCCGCTCGGCGTCCCAGCGGTTGGCCGGGTACTGGGCGCCGACGATGCGCGTCACGCCGCCGTCCCGCTCGACCGTGACCCGCTGCTTCGGCGGCTTGCTGTTGCGGAAGCCGTCGGCATGGCCGAAGCGCCCGCCGCGCTTGACCATCGCCGCGGCCATGGCGAACACCGAGGCCGGCGCGAAGGTCTGAGGGGGCGCCACGCTGCGCGCATCCACCCGCCGATGCTCGAACGGTACGTCGCCGGGCTCCACTTCGGGGGCATCTTGGGCATCGAACAGGTCAAGTTGCGCATGGCGGGGCGGCAGCACGGTGCCCTCAGGGCTTGGTTGCGGCGGCTGCCGACACGTCATGCCTGCGAATCACGCCTTCCCACTCGCGCACCCATTCGAGAGCCTGCTCGGCCTTGTCGCCGAAGAGCTGCTGCATGGCGCGAGGCTTGATGCGGTCGGCGACGATGGCGACGGCGCGGGCCTTGCAGGAGTCGCAGCCGGACTCGAAGGAGGCGTGCCGCGGGTCGTCGGCGCGGGCGGCTTTGCACGAAACGCATTCGGTCATTCACACAGCCCGTAGGCGCTTGCGCAATCCTTCGGCTCCTCGTTGGTTGAAAGAAGGTCGTACTGCTGCCCCCCGCGGGTTGTCTTGGCCCACTCGATGCGCGACCAGACGTTCAGATCCGCGAAGATGACGCGGCGGTCCTTCGCGGGGTGTGCGTCCACAAAAAACGTCGCGAAGCCGCGCTTGCTGCAGTCACTGACCCGGCGCTCCCAGTCCGACAAACGCTGCAGGTGCGCGGGCCAGCGCATGGCGATCTCGCGCAGCTCGACTTTCCCTGCGTTGATGCAAGGCATGCAGCCGACGCGGCCCATGCCCAGCCGGTAAAGCGCGTTCGGCTCCACGTCGAAAGCCGCCAGGAAGGCAAACACCTGCTCGGCCGTCCAGTCGACCAGCGGGCGCCAGGCGTAGGTGCGCGGGTTCAAGCGCTCGAACTTCTTCGCGTTGCGCCGATTGGGCGACTCGTCGCGCCGCACGCCCTGCCAAGACACGACGCGGTGGCCCTGCTCGACCAGCGCCTGCTGGTACTGCACCATCATCGCGGTCTTGAGCTCCTGTGTGCAGAACTGCGCCTTGCGCGACGGGAAGCGGCCCTTCCACATGCAGAGGTCAAGAAACGGGTTGCCGCTGGGTTGCATCGCTGCCAGCGCCCGGCGCTTCGCCTTGTTGGACCACCGCAGGCGCCGGCCCTTGTCGTCGCGCCGAGTGCGCTGGTCGCGCGCAATGAACATGCGCTTCGCGGCCAGCTCGGCAGTGAAGTCGGCGCGCAACACGTCGACCTTGATGCCGAGGCGGCGCTCAAGGTATGCGATGTGCTCCCAGACCAGTTCATGCTCGTTGCCGGTGTCGCAGATAACCGCCCGGACACGCTCTTTCGGGAAGCGCTGCAAGGCCATCAGCAGCGTCGCGTCGCTGTCCTTGCCGCTGCTGACGCTCACCACATGGATGACGCTCATGCTGCCAGCTCCATCTGCACCGTCGCCTCCTCCTTCGCGACGATCTCCACCCGCACGCACGGCGTCGCCGCGTAGCGCTTGCGCACCCGCAGGTCGACCACCTGCACATCGTCGCGCCACGCCACGCCATTCAGGCCGTCGAACACCGCCTTGACCACGTTGTCCGCGTCGGGCTTGGTCGTCGGCAACACATCGCCGGCCAAGGCCATGCGCCGCTTCTTCTGCGACCACGAGGCGGGCACCTGGCAGTCGATGGCGAGGGTGACGCTGCACGGGCCTTCGATGGGCGCGGCGCCGGCCATGGCCTGCTGCGCGGCGTGGGCGACGAGGCCTTCGTACTGCACGGTCTTCTGCGGGGTGCGCAGCGACGGCAGCTTGACGCCGCCTTTGGCGAACTTCCAGCCGGCGAGCGGCCGGCCCTTGCCCTGCGGCTGGCCGGGGATGGTGAAGGCGATCAAAGCCACCTCCACCAAGCCATGCCGATACACGCCAGCGCCAAGCCGAGCAGGGCCGCGCGCACGATCTGCGTCGCGGTTTCCAGGTCGCCCCGGCGCAGGCTCATCAGCTCCTCGTCGGCGTCGAGGTCGGGGATGCCGGGATGGTCGGTCACGATGCCTCCTGCGGTTGAGCGAGTTCGCGCTGCAGCGCCTCGCGCCAGAACGTACGTTGGACGGTCGACAGCTGCTCGCCCCGCTCCTCGCGGGCCTTGAGCCGCCAGGCCCACTCCTTCGGGTCGCGCGGCTCGGTGAAGGCCCGCTGCAGGCGCACCGCCACGCGGCGCTTGTCGTCGGGCGTCATGCGGCGGCCCTCCCCAGTCGCGCCATCGCGGCCCGGCGGGCTTCGTCGGCTCGTGCGCGCTCCTCGGCCGACATCGGCGGCTCGGGCTTCCACTCGGGCAGCCTGCCGGTGGCTTCGCCGGGCTTGGGTGCCGGAGCAGCGCGCGGCATCGGCGGCGCCTCAGCTGCCCGACGGCGCTCGCCCTCGACGGCGGCCAGCAGGTACGCGAACGGGTCGGACGCGGTCTTCGCCTTGTCGGCGTACGCGAGGAACTCGTCGGCCGTGGCACCGGCGTCGACCAGGGCGCGGAAGCGCACGTTGCCGCTGCTCACGCGCTGCAGCCCTGCCCCCATGAGGGCTCGGGCCATCAGGCCGTAGGCGTTGGGCGCTCCACGTTCCGGCGGAGGGTCTTCGGCGGGCGGCGGCGCTGGCGGCGGATCCCCGCCCTGCCCGGCTACCGCATCGCTACCGGCCGGCGCAGGCCCAGCCTCTCCCTGTGCAGGAATAGAGTCTCCCTCTCCGTTCCCTCTCCGTTCCGTTCCCTCTCCGTTCCCTCTCAGAGCGTTTTCCGGTGGAATTCCGGGCGGAGCCGGTGGAGCGATTGGCGGAATTCCAGCGGAAGCGTCGGCGCGTTCCATCGGAACTCCGCCGGCCAGCCGCTGCGTGTTCCAGGCCTCGAAGGTCAATTCCGGCAGCTCGGGTTGGCCCTGCGCGGCGCGCGCCTTGTTGGCCTTGCGCAGCCGATCGCGTGCACGGTCGAAGTGGTGGCGCAGCTTCGACTCCCAGGCCTGTGCGGCCTTCGCGCACACGGTCTGGTGATAGAGCCGGCCGTCGCTGCACTTCACGAAGCCCTGCAGCGCCTGCGCCCTGGCCTTCTTCCACTCCTTCACGAAGCGGCCGTAGCCGGCGAGGTTCGCCAGCTCGACGTCATCGTCGGGGACGCTGCCTGCGGGCACCTGGTGCCAGCTTGCGCACCAAAGCATGACGCCGGCCCGGAAGGCATCGCCGCTGACCTCGGCGCCGAAGCGCGAGTCGCGCAGCACGCGCACGTCGAGCTCCATGTACTGGAAGTCACGCAGGTCGACCTCGGCCGGGACCAGCGGATCGGGAAGAGTCTGGTCGGTCACGCAGCCTCCCTCAGCGCCTGGCGCTCGCTGTAGTTCGCCGCGACGATCGCGCGCGCCAGAGGCGGGCAGACGCTGTTGCCGCACATCCGAACCTGCGCCGCCTTCGACAGCGCGCGACCGTCGGCGCCGCGGTCGATGCGGTAGCTGTCGGGGAAGCCCTGCGCGCGGTACAGCTCGCGCGGCTGCAGCATGCGCATGCCGATGTCGGCGATGGCGTACAGCTCGCCGGCCACCGTCACCAGGCCGAAGCGGTCGTGCGTCGGGATGGTGTGCAGCGGCTCGCGCACGTCCTGGTCCTGGCCGCCCTGGCCGTAGAACTTCGTGAGCAGGGCGCGGACCTCGGCGTGGTGCGTGCCGCCAGCGCTGACGGTGGCCAGCGGCTCGCCGGTGCCGGCGCTGTTGCTGGTGCCGCGGAGCTTGGCGAGGTGCGACGTCACGACGGCGGTGTCGCCCTTCGCTGTGACGGTGCGCGCCGGTCGACCGGCTGGGTACGCCGGCGACTGGCCTTGTCCGGTGCGACCGCCCACGCCCACGAGGTTCGCAGCCACCAGCGAGTGGTGATCCGTCGCCGTGACGGTGGCCACCGGGTCGCGCAGGTCCGAGCCGACGACGCCGGTGAAGTGCTTCGCCAGGAACGCAGCGACCAGCGCATGCTTCTGCCCGTCGACCGCGGTGCCCAGCGGCTTGTCGAGCCCGGGGACGCGCGGCGCTTGGCCGGGCCGCTCTCCGTAGCCGGTCTGGATCAGCGTCGGCGAGCACAGGGCGAACTCGCCGCGCTGCGCCGTCGTCACGGTGCGCAGCGGCTCGCCGATGCCGTGCACCCGACCGTCGCCAGCATGCGTCACCGGCACGATGAACGGCTTCGCCGCGTCGAGCACGTAGCGCTTGATGCCGTGCGCAATGCGCCGCAGCGTGGCCTCGGCCAGCGGGCGTTCGCGCTCGAAGATGCTCGGGCACGGCAGCGACCAGTCGATGCACTCGGCCGCCGTGCGGTACGGCTTGCGGCCCGGGCCGTGCGTCGGCTCCGGCCAGACGATCGGCGCGCCGTCGCGGCGCGCGACGAGGAACAGGCGCTTGCGTATCGTCGGTGCGCCGTAGTCGCAGGCGCGCAGCTCGCGGTGCTCGACGCGGTAGCCGAGGTTCTCGAGCTGGGCCTTCCAGCGGCGGAACGTCGAGCCCTTTCGCTCGGGGCATGGCCGGCCGTCGTCGGCCAGCGGGCCCCAGGTCTGGAACTCCTCGACGTTCTCCAGGCAGATGATGCGCGGCCGCACCAGCTTCGCCCACTTCACGACGACCCAGGCCAGCCCGCGGATCTTTTTCGACACCGGCTTGCCGCCCTTCGCCTTGCTGAAGTGCTTGCAGTCGGGGCTTGCCCACAGCAGGCCGACGGCGCGGCCCTCGGTCACGGCCAGCGGGTCGACCTCGAAGACGTCGCTGACGAAGTGCCGCGTCTGGGGGTGATTGGCCTGGTGCAGGCTCACCGCCTCCGGGTCGTGGTTGACCGCCACGTCGACGAAGCGGCCCAGGGCCTGCTCAATGCCGGTGCTGGCGCCACCGCCACCGGCGAACAGGTCGATGACGAGCTCGTGTGCGAGCGGCAGGACGAACTGCGGGGTCAGCATGTCGCCCCCCTCCACGCGAACACCGAAGACGCCGCCGGGTCGCGCCACAGCTCACCGCGCTTGATGCGGCTCGCGCTGCTGATCGTGATCCCGTGCTCGGCCGCGATCTCGCGCAGCACGCGGTCGTCGGTGCGGATGGCCGCGGCCTGCTCCGCCGTCAGCTTGGCGACCTTGCGACGACCTGCGGTGATGCGGGCGCGCTCGGACGGGTCGCGCACGATCTTGGCGGCGAGCATCTGCGAGCGACGGTCGCCGGCTTGACGGTGCGCCGGGTTGCAGCAGCCGGTGGTCTCGCAGGTGACGTGCCAGTAGACGCCCTTCGCTGGCGCGCTGCCGGTGAGCAGCACACAGATCGCCACGCCGGCGGTCGTGCGCTTGCGCAGCGCCGGGAGGTAGATCGACGGGTGGCCATCGGCGTGCGCGCCGACGTAGCGCCAGCAGCCGGTCAGGTCGTCGACGCGGCAGCGGTCTCGGAGGTCGGCGACGGTGCGGATGCCGTCGGTGCGGAGGCCCATCAGGCAACCCTCCGGCTCGCCTGCAGCTCCTCGAGCACGGTTAGCTTGGCCTGCGCGGCGAGCCACTGGGTGCACAGCGTGTTGCCAACCACCACCTCGAAGGCCGGGAGCTTGTCGGCCGGCAGCGCGCGGCGGCTGTCGTCGTCGCTGAGGTAGCAGGTGACGTGCGGCGCGTAGGGCCCGGCCTGCTCGGCGAGCGAGCGGCGGGTCATGTTGCGGACGCGGCGCAGCTCCCAGGCGAAGCGCACGGCGTCGCGGTAGGTGCGGCAGCGGGTGACGGCATCGGACGGCGCGACACTCGGCGCGTCGAGCCGACCCAGCAGGGCGAGCGGGATCTGTTCCACAGGGGTGCCTCCCATAGGAAAAAGCAACCCTCTGACCGCTTGAATGACCAAGTGCCGAGGGGCGAAGGTGAAGGCATCGAGATCGCCTTCGGGCTGCTCCCACACCGCGCCGCCCGCATGAACGGAGGCACCCGG